GTTATTCTAGTGCTGAATATAATGTGTGTAGTAGTGTGACAAAGTGTGTAATTATATTCGTATTTGAGATATAAGAGAGATAGTGGTAAAAAGTGGGTTTTGGTGGTGCTGTTAGGAGAACTAAGCCTATGTATATATTGGGAGATGTCAAGGATTTTTTTTGAAATTCTTTGAGCTTACCACCCTGAGAACACGCTGTCAACCCCTCAGTGACCCTCTGAAACCCCTATGGCTGCAACGTTTCAGAGCACCTCTGAGTAACAACAGTGCTATGCGGTGCGACACATCATGTCGTAGCACGTAAAAAAACTTGAATTAATTACGAATTAGCTGTTGACAATGACCCCCATATAGTGTTAGCCTTATAATGTTGATGAGGAAAACGAAAGAATGAATTAATATAGAGTAACGGTAGAGGGGTCATGAAAAAACCGACAAAGACCCCACGGATAACCCCCCCGCTCGTAGTAATGATAGGTTCGCAACCTTCCGAGGCGGGGTAACCTGTATATAAATTATGGTAAAAATGGTAAATATAGAGAAAAGCAACGCAGTCGCAGAGAGTATTGCACGCTTAAATACTTCTGAATTGCAGATATTAGCGGAAATAATGGTCAATAAGCACATAGCAGACAACCTAGAGTTCCTTTTATTGAACGCAAAAGCAGAAAAATTAAGATATTACAAAGAAAACGCTTGACAGTGACACGTATTTCGTGTTAGCCTTACTGTATGAATGAGAAAAATAACAACTGGAAGGACGAACGTATAGCGGAAATCAACGCCATGGGTTATGTGTGTGACGATGACCACCCTTGTTTTGACGAGGTGCAAGCCATATACACTAGTAATGCTCAGTCATATGCAGAGTTTCGTGAAGCATTTGACGGCATGGTAGGCTATTGTGGCACGTAAGCATGTATGATAATATGGTAGCTAAGTTTAAACTAGAGACGTACTATGAGGGCCCTGAGGTGGAACCCATAGTGGAATACTTCTCTAGTCTCAAGGAGTGCTCGACTCTTGCGAGTAGTCGCTCTAAGGAAGGATTAACGGTAGTCATAGAACGAGTCTCCGAGACACAGAAAGACTCTTAGAGCGTCTCGCAGGACGCCAGAGCAGTGTTATGGGACTCCTATAGAGAAACCAAACGGGGTCATGCACCCCCCATAAAGATTTGTGAAGAGTTTTTGTGGTTATGACCTTTAGTAATAGTAGGTCTCAATCGGATGCTCAGGATAGGCAATTCCTATCGACTTGACCACAAAATTTTTTTCGGGCAAAAATATGAGTGAGAATGAATTTATGAAAGAACAACAACAGTGGAATGCAATCCTAGACTCTCTACGTGAGAGTGGTGCTATCAATATGTTTGGTGCTCCTAGGTGGTTGAACGAAGAGTTTGGCATTCCTATGCACCAAGCAAAAGAAATATTCACTGCATGGACATTAACTAAAACGGAGTAATATATGTACGATATATCAGAGAAAGGTGAGAAGCAATATAAACGTGTCAAGTATTTAATCTATGGTCTGTACGTATTCATACCATTGGTGATGATATTATCCTCAGTGAGTGTACATTAATGGGTATGTTCTATGGTTCTATGACTCATTCTTACAGTGGTAAGAAACGTAAGACAGCGGCGTATAGGCGTAAAAAGTCTGTTCCCCCAGTGTCTATGAAGAAGTTAGAGATACCTCAACATGTCCTTGAACGTCAGCGTGAGAATGAAGAGTTTAATAAAAAGTATCCGTCCATGGGCGTAGGTACGTCCAAGTATGTACCACAGGAGTCGCAGGACTACAAGAAAGAAATCTCTAAGAAGTTTACAGTCGCACCAGCGTACAACAAAGGTGCGTACCAAGTGATTAATCCTGAGAACATTGTGGATATTGGTAAGTAACATGTGGGATATAATAGGACAAATCTTATTAGTTGTCGTAGCAGGTGTCTTTGCAATTGGTTCTTCGATACTTGTTGCAGAGGATAAACAAAAAAAGATTGATAGGTATATGAAAAAATTACCTAAACGTAGAGAAGAGGTGAGTGACGCCTTTCAGAAGAAACCCCTTACTGGTAAAGGTCAGTTCGATAAACAAAGAACTACTTACACTGAGGGCGACAATACATAATTATATGACTGAACATATTACCTTGTTCCCAACTACAGTCCTGAAGCAGAACTTACCAGTATCTTCGACAGAGAAAGATATATGGTTTGATTTATTCCTGAAGCATTCTAATGCTGACGGTGAGTCCAGTGATTATATTGGTTATGAACAATTACATTTAGAAGAGAGTGTTGCGGATTTTTATTACGACACCCTACGAGTGGCAACTCTAGAATATTTAAATATGTTGTCCATCTCTATGGCAAGTAACTTGGATATCTATCTGACCAAGTCATGGTTCAATGTGACCAATCGTGCAGGCATTAATCGACACAATCATGCAGAACACCATATCTCGTTTGTGTATTATCCGCACGTCCCCCAAGACAATGACGCTAGTCTGATTCTTGAACACCGTGGTAAACACCCGAATGAACCCTACGAAGGTTTTCTACAAACCAACACCTTTGAACAAAATCAATTCAATGCAGTGACGTGTAATCTTCCTGTAAGTGAAGGTGCTTTGTATTTGTATCCTTCTGACCTGTATCATTACATAGACGCTCCCTATCTACCGATTCAAGGGTTTCATAATAAACAAGATTTAAATCATGCTAGAGTTTGTGTTGCAGGTGATATGCTTCTGACTGCACAACATAGTACGTATCAACGAGCACTTCCGCCGTTGGAAAAGTGGCAAAAACTAAATGGAAATATTTGATTTTATATGGGTACTGCTGAGTATCGGCATTACCATTGGTATCGTGATAATAGCAGTGACTGCTTTTATTCGTGTGGGTTGGGTACTGGCAAAATGGTTAGCACCCTTACTTTTGATTCTATACATAATCGCAAACTGGGTATGATATGAATGACCCCCATAAAGTACCCTATCACCAATTGGGTGGTAAAGCGAAACTGTTATATGATTTTTTTAATAACTGGGAGAAAAAACAAATGAATATACAAGGCGAACTCTTCGGAGTCAATGACTGGGATAATGTAGAAAGGGCATTAATCGCACATGAAATGACAGCACAGGAGTATGAGTATCATGTTCAGCAGAATAAATTCAAAGAAGGTGTTACCTTTGTTGATTATAAATTTATTCGCAGGAACAATTTCCTTATCTTTGATGAGGAACTCAAGCTTGAAAATCTTGGCATGAAAGAAGGTGACGTATTAGACGTAAAACTTTCTGACAATAATCAGGTATTCTTTTCTATAAGGAAACCTGACAGTGCAATTTGAAATCAATGAACTGGAAGAAGCACTCTTACAAGACGGACAAGTTGTCCCTGTGGACATACGCAATCGTCTCAATGTATTACGTGACTTTGCACGTACCTATGACTCACTGCTGGAGTTGGTTGCACTTGCGCTACCGCACACTTATGCAGTCATGTTTGAGGACGAATGCGAAATAATTATATCGGACGATGAAGACGATTAAAAAAATTCAATTATATTCAAAAACCCTCTTGTCAAAGATAGGGTGTATAGTTTATAATGAATACTCAATAAGCAAATATAAAGGAGAAAATATGACTGCAAGATTGACAAAGAAGCAAAAGGTACTTAACCTTTTATCAAAAGGTAACAACGTTGCATGGACTACAATCCGTTCAAGGTTTGACCTTACATCGCCTAGAGCAATGGTTGACACACTGAGAAGTGAAGGTCACGTTATCTATACGAACACCGTTGGTGGAAAAACCTTTTACAGGTTAGGTGCACCTTCAGCTGCGATTATCCAAGCGGGTATCGATGCAGTTCTTGGTACTGAGCAAGCTTACGCAAGCTAAGTAACTGGGAGAGAGGATAACGGATACGAACATCACCAAGTCCACAATTTCTTACACGACATGCGTGAGAGTGATATCCGAACCTCTTGAAGGTTGACTAAATAAAGGGTAGGCGGTAAAACGTCTATCCTTTTTTTATGGAGTATAGTATGACAGAGTATGACACTAATGAAAAGTTTGTGACAATCATTACCCTATTTAATTCATTGCCCCTAGAGGATAGATTATCCCTACTTAAATTATTGAAACAACATCATAAGGACGCAATTGCGAATCCAGTTTTATTGAGCGAAGAATAATGAAAGTAATAGGTATTAACACATCACACGACAGTGCTGTTTGTTCTATGACAGATGGCAAAATAGATTTTTATCACGAAGAAGCACGCTGGTGCCGTAACAAATGGTTCACTCCAATGTTTGATTATGGACAGGACTGTGCAGAAGAACAGAAGTTTGCAGACGTACATTGGAAATCTTTAGACTATGCATTTGGTGAGAACGGCGAAAAGGTTGAAGAGTATGACACGGTAGGTTTCGTTTCGTTTGACAGACGCCAACACGAAATAGAATTTAAGTATGAACACGAAGACTCAGAAGAAGACTTTGTCAAGTTTAATTATCTCGAAGATAGATTTCTTGCAGAAGACATAAGAAACTTTCTTATAGAACAACCAATTACAAGAGAACGTGTTGACGAATGTGCTGATATATTTCGTGAACACTTCACTGAAAACAAAGGAATAATCGTACACCAAAAAGACGCAGACGATGTCGATATCAAACTGAATGATAAGATTGTTGAACCTTACGGTATTGCTAATTATGATTTCTTACAGAACGAACACCACCTGCTTCATGCAATGGCAGTTCTTTATCAGTCACCATTCAAAGACGCACTGATATTAGTTTGTGACGGTGGTGGTGCAAAGTTTTACCATGACCAGTTTCCAAACTATCAAGAAATGGAATCTATGTTTTATCTAAGTGAAGACGAGATTACACCATTGTACAAACACTTGTCCAATAATAGAGCAACATCAGTTATGGACATTGCAACATTTGATAACGATTACTTTTGTCATAGAGAAATTTTTAGCATTGACGATGCTGGGTTTGACGTTGACTTAAGTTCTCGTCTAAGTGAAGGACAGAAGTTTAGTGCCCTATCATCACTGTGCGGTTATGACGACCTCGGACGAGCTGCTGGTAAGGTTATGGGTATGGCAAGTTACGGATTACAAGACAGAACAGACTCTTATACACCTAAAGACTTATCAGGCAGACTCCAAACAGAAACAGTTAAACATACTCGTAAACTAATTGAACGTTTGGTTGAATACAAACCTGAATGCAAAAACATTTGTTTGAGTGGTGGGTATGCATTGAACTGTGTGGGTAACTATCAGTATCTTGAGATGTTCCCTAATCATAATTTCTTTATTGACCCTTGTGCTCATGACGGTGGGACTGCAATTGGGTCATGTGTTAAAAATACTTTTTATAGTGACAGAGGATATACGTTATGAATATATTTAAAAAATTAATTTGGTGGGCGATAGATTGCTGGAGAGTGGTAATGGACGCAAGGTACAATCCACTACGACATATTGGTGACCCTTCAATCCAATCTTACTTTACTTTGGCATTGTTTATTATGTGGTCGGGTTACTTTGCTATTATAGCATGGACATATATTGGTTGGGAGTCTTACTCAATCGTGTGGTCGATATGGTTGCACATGGGTGTAGTGATTCCAATCATGATAACCAATGCAGTATTCATGGAAGCAGAGAAGAACGGTGCTAAGTGGCATGGAGATTGGTCGAAGTACAGGTCACACAGATTTGATAAAAAAGACTTGAGAGAAAAAAAATGATTTCAGAAAACCTACATGATATCAAAGAAGAAACTGTGATTGAGTTTTACGCAGGTAAATATATTATCCGTACTCAAGACGAAGCAGTCCGACAACTTGCTAACCAACAAATCGTTGGAATATTTCAAGGTCAATCAGAAATTGGCCCACGTGCATTGGGTAATCGTTCTTTGATGTTTGACCCGACTAATCCTCAGGCGAAAGAGATTGTCAATCAGATTAAAGAACGTGAAGAGTTTAGACCCTTTGCTGGTTCTATGTTGTTAGAATACTTTGACGAATACTTTCATACTTCTACTCTTAAAGAATCACCTTACATGAGTTATGCAATTCCTGTTAAGAAAGAAAGAGTGCAAGAAATATCTTCTATTGTTCACCATGACTATACTTGTAGAATCCAAACAGTTACGGAAGAACAGAACAAGAACTATTACAATCTAATCAAAGCATGGCACGAAGAAAGTAAATGTCCGATTATCTTTAACACTTCATTTAACTTAGGTGGTGACGCAATGGTTGAGACCCTAGAAGATGCAATGGATACTTGTAAAAATTCAATGATAAACTTTATCTATGTACCCGAAGACCAAGACATAGACGTAAAAGAAATAACAGAAGAAGACCTTGAAGAACTTGAAAGGGAAGATAATGGTTCCACTGCTGTAAAAGAATTGAGTGCAGATAAAGGTGCTTTTATAAATACTTAAATGGAAGTAACCAATAAAGCAATAGGAAAACTAATTGAAAAAACTGCTGGAAAATATAACACTGTACGTGTTGGGCTCACTGGTGGTGGTTGTGCTGGCATGGAGTACGTTTTTAAGTATAACGAACCCATTGACAATGACCCATCAGATACCGTGCTCGACTACGGCCGATTTACCATACGGATTGACAGCCAGTCCCTACCCTTCTTACAACACGCCACCCTTGACTATGTCGTGCGTGGAATCAACGAATCATTTGAAATCATCAACCCTGACGAAGAGTCAAGATGCGGTTGTGGAGTCTCAGTGATATTTTAAGAAGAGGTATATTATGAAATGGTGGGATACATTATGGAAGCAGGAAGCGGAAGACATTTGGAAAGACCCTGACCCAAATGAATTAACAATAGACAATGCATATAAGACTCGCTGGATATGGTATCATACCATTCTCGGCATTGGCATTTTCATGACTAATATATTATTGATTGCCATTCTAATTGTGCTGGCGATAAAGCTATGAAGACAAGTTCAGCAAAAGCAAAAGGTAGACTATTACAGAAATGGTTTGCTAATCTACTCGTAGAAGAACTAGACGTTGACCCCGAAGATATCGAATCAAGACCTATGGGTTCCCAAGGTGAAGATGTTATTATGGGAAAACAGACTAGAAATATTTTCCCTTATAGTGTAGAATGTAAGAACCAAGAGGCAGTTAATGTGTGGAAGGCATACGAACAGGCAACAGAGAACTGTAAAGGATATGAACCCTTGGTAGTTATTAAACGGAACCGTTCTAAACCTTTAGTGGTTATGGACGCAGAAGCATTTGTGAGATTACATGATAAAGCATAATATTTTTCCTACACTAGTATTGCAAGACCACTATGTTGGTAACGCAGACGAAATGTTAAATAGTGTAGAGCAACGAGAAAAGATAGAACACCCCTTCTTCAAAGGACATAAGTACACTGGTCATATTACCAAAGAAGAAAAAGTTTTTAAGTTACTTGAAGCAGATGTTCTAAATACGGCCTACAAGTGGATACAATACTGTGGGTATGATACTGAGACTAAGTTAGCAGTAACAGATATGTGGTGCAATCTGTATGACGGTGTACATACATTACAACCCCACAATCACCCGAACTCGTATCTTGCTGGAGTGTATTATCTTACAGAAGATAACAACCCTTTAGTTTTGATTGACCCTTCTAACATAGTGAAGACACAAACATTATTGAAAGTGTCTGACCGAAAGAAGTATATGCAGTATTGTAGCGAACATATAATTAAACCTAATAAGGGTGACCTGATACTTTTCCCTGCATGGTTATATCACACTGTACAACCAGTAACCGAAGCAATGAATATTGCATTCAATGTTTCAATATCAGGCCCATATGGAGACAAAGTTTTAAATACGTACAATGAAAACGTTTAGCGAAATAGTAGAAGCAAAAGAAGACAGTTCTGTAAAACCGTTTCGTTTAGTCGTGCTTGCGGATAGACCTAAATCAATTAAGGATAATGCAAGTTCAACTAAACTAATCAAAGCGGCTGAGAAGGCAAAACTGGACGTGTACAATTGCCGTGCTAACGGTGCTTATGTTTTGCGTGACCAAGACTCAGGTGAAACAACTTTACACAATGCAGGAGACGATAAAGGTTTTGTACTGGACGCTGACACATTGGTTATCAATCGTGGCAGTGTGACTCGTAAAGATTCTTACCTTGATTTGATTTCGCAGATTGAACGTTATGGTATTGCTACAAGTAATTCACGTGAGTGTATTGAAGTTTGTTCTGATAAGTTTAGAACTTATCTTAGACTTCAAGAGATTGGTATGAACCAACCACGAACTGTTTTGATTCCGAATGACGAACCTGAGACAGTAGACGTAGCACACGAATCATTAGACAATGAATTCCCTATGGTACTTAAAACATTACAGGGTTCTAAAGGTGTGGGTGTTCTATTAATTGAAACAGAACGTTCATTACAATCACAGGTTAGTTTGATTTATAAGATTGACCCTTACTGTGATATTCTATTACAAGAGTATATCGAATCGGACTTTGACGTTAGAGTTGTGATTGTTAATCGTGAGATTATCGGTGCAATGAAACGTAATAAAATTACTGGTGACTTTAGAAGTAACATGTCACAGGGTGCTACGGGTGACGAAGTAGAACTTACGGACGTAGAGAAAGACGCATGTCTCAGAGCTGCTAAGGCAGTGAATGGACAATGGGTTGGTGTTGACTTTATTCCTGCAAAGAATAGAGACAAGGAAGACCCATATATTCTCGAAGTCAATCACTCGCCTGGCACCGCAGGTATTAGTAACATTATAAAGCAGAACGTTTCTGAAATGGTCATAGACAAATACATGGATAGAGACATTTGGAAATACTCACCTAAAGAGTGTGGTGTCTTAGAGACCATGGAAGTAGACGGTGAAGAAATGACAGCAAAATTGGACACAGGTAACAACACAACGGTTTGTTCTCTACACGCAGAGGATTTAAAAATCGTAGGTAAGAAAGTTACTTGGACGGGTTGGCACGGAAAAAAACACAGTGCTAGATTAGTACGCATGGTTGAGTTAGTAAAACCTGCAGAAGAAAGACCTGTAGTAAGTATGGAAGTAAACTTCTTGAATACTATATACGAACAAGAAGTGTCATTAGACAAACGTAATTTCATTCCCTTCTTAGTTAATCGTGACTTTATGAAGAGAGCGAATTTGATGATTAATCCAGCGAGGAAGTTTTTGTTAACTAATAAAAGAGATGATTCAACCGAAGATTAAACCTTCGATTCAAGAAAGGTGCCGAGATAAGGCTTTAGATGCGTGGGGAGACGTAGAAGAAGCAATTGATAACTGGCCCAAGAAGTTCGATATGTATAAATTCTTAAACCAATTAGGATATAGTCCTATGGTTGTTAAACATATGATTGGACTTAATGAACATATTATCTATGAAGTTAAGAACGAAGAAGACTGTGAACAGTTAGCAGAAGGATATAGCTTCCTCACAACAAAACAAAAAGAAAAGTATCTAGACTTTCATATAAAAATAGAATCTGATATTGAACGGTGGTTGAAAGATAATAAGATTGTAAGAAAGAAAAGAATACTAACACCAGCACAGAAGGTAAAGAAACTAAACTATCTACAATCAGGAGAAGGATTAACAAGTATAGACCCAATCGAAATCATTCGTGCCAAGAAACTATTTACGTACAATGTTAAAAGCAGGAAGTTAAGGTGCTACAGTTCATATGGTTTGAGTGTAAAAAACACAGGAATAACTTCTGTTGATAAAGTTGAAGAAAAGACCTTGACAGATGTCAAGTTACTTGATAGGCTTATTAAAGGTGGCAATATTATTGCAAACGGTTTTATGGACGAGTTGAAAACTAAGTCTAAGACGCCAGAGAATAATCTTGTTAATAAGAATTGTATATTAGTGAAAGTTGTTAAATGATATTAATAGATTTTAGTCAGACCATAATCGCAGGTCTAATGGCACAGTTAAAAGTGAATGACGGTCAGATAAGTGAAGACTTGTTACGTCATATGATTATCAACTCTTTACGTAACTATCAAAAGAGATACGCAGAAGAATATGGGGAAATGGTATTGTGTACGGACGCAGCTAATCCATGGAGACGAGACTTCTACCCCCACTATAAAGCAGGCAGAAAGAAAGCAAGAGACAATGACGATATGGATTGGACTCTTATCTTTGACACATTACATAAAGTCAAAATGGAAATCAAAGAGAACTTCCCATACCGATACATGTATGTTGAGAACTCAGAAGCAGATGATATTATTGCAGTGTTGACAAAAGAGTCAAAGGAACCTGTGCTCATAGTAAGTGGTGATAAAGACTTTCAACAACTGCATAAATATGATTATGTAAAACAATGGTCGCCTAATCTAAACAAGTTTGTAGTGCAGGATAGACCCGAAGAATTTTTAAAAGAACATACACTGCGAGGTGATAAGTCGGACGGTATTCCGAATATCCTTTCAAATGATAACTGTATGGTTGAAGGTATTAGGCAAACGCCATTGCGTAAACCTATCTTTGATGCATACATGAGAATCTCTATTGAAAAGGACGATAAATACTATAGGAACTACTTGAGAAACCAAACTCTTATTGACTTTGATTTCATTCCCGAAAATGTGGAGAGTAGAATATTACAAGAGTATGATAAGACAGCGCCTGTTACAGGTAAAGTATTTGACTACTTGAGAACTCATAGGTTAGATGACCTATTAAATAATGTTGAGGATTTCAGATTATGACAGAACAGAAAAAAGGAAGAGGCAGACCAAAGGGTGCACCAAACAAACCCCTTATGGAAGGTATGCCGTCAGAGAGAACTAATCTCACACAAGACGCAGATGTTTTTGAAATACTAGGTCAAGCAAACTTAGTTGAAGAAGTGGACAAACAGGCACATGGTCTGAAAGTTTACAACGACAGAAACGGTGCAGTAAGTAAAGTATTGAAATGGGCATTTGACCCAAATATCAATTCTACATTGCCAGAAGGCCCAACACCTTTTGGTGATAACGTTGCCCCTGCAAGTGACCTTACAGAAACAAGTTTAAGGTTTGAACACAAGTTGTTCAAATACTTTGTTACCGAACAGATTGCACAAACTAAACGTGAGTCAATGTGGATTGGTATGTTAGAAGGTATCCCTAAGAAGGAAGCAGAACTTATGGACTTAGTTCATCAAGGTAAATTCCCATTTAAAAATATCAGTGAAGACGCTGTGAAAATAGCATTTCCTGAGCTATTAGGGTAACTAAATATAATTACAAGACCGAGACTATACATATAAGAGAGAATAGATTTTTATTCTAGTATCAATACTTTCTAGTCTAGTTCTTGTCCATGGAGTAAATTATGAACGACCAAATTGAATCAACTTTTCAGCTACCTGCTGAACTGCAAGACGTACCCACCAATTATTCAATGTCCCACATAACGTATGAAGACGTTAATGGTATTTTGTCTTTGGTTGAGATTGCCTTACAAAGAGGTTCTATTAAAGGTGACGAACTTGCAATCCTAAATCAAATTAGAAATGACTGTATGTTAGAAGTCCAAGACTATCAAACATGGGTACAGAAACGTCAACAGATTGTTGCGGTTGAACAACAGATTGCTAATGAACAAGCAAAACTAAAACAACAACAAGAAATTGAATCAGTCAAAGCAACCTCAGACGCAAAAGTTCAAGCAGCTCAAGACGCTTCTAGGATTCTACAAAACAGAATTAATGAATTGGAGAACCAAGCAAAAGCACGTGGGATTACACCAGTTCAATCTGAACACAGTGAAGCAGAACTTAATGTTGCAATGAAACCAGTTAACATGGGTTCACCAAGTAAGTCATGGGACAACGCAAGAGCACAGAACCCAGTTCCTGTAACTACCAATCAACCACCTATAGTTGCACCACAGAGTGAAACAAGTGGAACGATTACTGCTAACCCTGAACTTGCAGAAAAGATAAAAGAGACAAGGGTAGCATTTGATGATTACGGCAGAACAGCAGACCTAGTGGAAGAAGATACCATTAGTAATCAAATGCAAAACGCATGGGAAAACATTGAAGGAGAAAACCAAGGTTTAGACGTTAGTGTTAATGTACCTTCACCTGATGAAGTAGAACCTCTATTCCAAATTAATCTTGGACAAGACGGTAATGCTCCATTAGGAGACCAAGTCACAGAAGAAGACGTTAACATGAATACCACTTACATGGATATGAATGACGACTTTGAACCTATCCAAGGTGACGGTGAAGTAGAGATTGAATTACAAGAAGACCCTGAGTCAGTTGCAGATGTTCAAGTAATGAAAGAAGCAGTTGAAGAAGAGTACGAAGAAGTTGTAATTCCTAACTCTATGGAACTTCAAAAAATGACCAAAGCAAAAATCAAAGAAGTTGCTGATAGTATTGGAATAACTGTTTCTGATAATCAAACAAAGAGTGCCATGATAAAAGACTTTGAAGAAGAGTCTTGGAACTTAATCAAAGAAGCAGAAGAAAACGAAAACGCAACGGTACATCAAGATGAAGACATCATTAGAGACGGTGGATATTTCGGAGACGACAACGACTCTAAGTAGTCCCGCCCCTCACAATCCAAACTACGACATTCCCAAGGGACACTTTAGAGTGAACATACCTTGGGATTGGTCGTGTCGTATAGGATTCAATGGCGACTTAGACTATGCAATGGTTTACAAAGTAGAAGACGATATCGTGTTATCAGCAAACCTAATGGACGAAGACTTTTACGGAGAGACAAAACTTTACTATCACAAAGAGAATGGTAATCCTAAATCTATAGACGTGGATATGGTTTATGATTCTCAATTCATAACTTTGCCAGAAATCGACTTTACAAACTACAGTGTGGGTGATACTATTAATATGGAATACGTTGACCCTGCACCAAAAAATGCTTACTACTTATATGAGCATGTAAGTATGGACGATGTATTAGAAGGTGAACGACACATACGGTTATCCAAAGGAGAAGAAAATGGATTGGACACTACCGACAACCCAAGTGATGGGCAAATTCAACAAGTGGACGGAGAAGGACACAGCACTCTTTAGAACTGCTCTGTCTAAAACTGGACAAGTAATAATTCAGATTCAGGCCTCCGAAGAAGATTACGACAAACGTAAAGTTCATGTAATCGAAGAACTGACAGAAGCAGGGTTTTATCACCAACATGAATTTGACATTATGCGTGTACCTAATGTTATACATTTAACATATACACCTAATAAAAATTACATTGTTGAGAAAGTATCAGTATAAATAATAGTATGAGCATAGAATACAACGACTTCGGTTTTACCGCTATGGACGCAGACGAACTTGCGTCTGTAGATACTAAAATCGTAGAGAAAACAACCACTGCTACAGAAATAATCAATAAACTAGATGAGTTTATCAGACCTCTATTAGAGAACCTTGCAAAGGATTCAGATAAGGACTACATCTACTGGCCAAAAAGAGTCGAGATAATCAATAAGAAAATTGAAGAACTTGATTTAATTCAAAAAAATATTTAAAAACCCTATTGACGATGACATGGCTGTTATCGTATAATGGTATCTGTACTTGGCAATAAACCTTGGAACATATTCTAAAGGTCTATTGTCGTTATATTAACGGACGAAGTCCACCAATATTTCTATAGGAGAACAGAATGAAACAATTGGCTATATACCTACGTGAGAAGTTTGCAGACGTAGGGGAAGAAATTACTGCAACACTGGAACCCTTCATGTCTGATAGGGAACCAAACGAACCATTGATTCTTAACCTTAATCAAGGAGAAGACAATGGCGAATCTTAAATACTTCCTAGACGGAAGTCACAAAAGCAATCCACAGAGGGAAGTCTTTCTTGTTGAAGATTTCATTCATGAATCTAGTAAGATTGGGAGAGTTAACTTATCACCAAAAGCATATCAAAGGAACTTTCATGCCGACAAAGCATGGCAACAACAGTTCTTGGTATCTTTCTTTGTAGAAGGAATTGTCATTCCCGAAATTGCATTGAGACTTGGTGAGAACATTCCCGAAGATTGGGATTCAGAAGTAATGGACGGTTGTCAAAGAGTCTCTACGATTCTTGCATTCGTTAGAGGCGAGGTTGATTTGCCTGAGGTTGATGCCCTTAAAGCAATTAAGTTTGAAGGTGCAGAAATGACAGAAGACCTGCGTGGACTATCTTACAAAAAGTTACCACTGGTTGCAAAGGAACACTTTGGTAATCAAGGTCTAGGTGCAATGTTGTATTATGACATTGACTCTCTCAGAGCAGGGTTTCTTTTTACAGACGTGTTAAACAATACTAACACCCTGAACCCTCAAGAGAAGAGACAGGCGATTGCGTCAGCAATGTCTATTCAGATTCAGAACTGGACTAGGTATGATGATATCCACCCAATGTTTGAAACTAAAACTAATGGTGACTTGAAGTATATCAAAGGTGCTAATCATTCAAGACTAGACGTTGATAAGACTCTTGCAGAACTTGTTTACATGTTACAGAATTCAAGGAAGCAAGACTTCACGAAGACTGGTACAACTGGTAAAGTCATTACTGACTTCTACAAAGAACAAGCAGAAGATAGTCCTGAGAAATTTGACAATGTCAATTTCGTCAAGAGAGTATTGACTCTAGTCAACCAAGGAGTTAGAGGTGTCAAGACTGGTAAAGAAATGGGACTGAAGCAGTGGAGAAATTATTCTTACCTAGTTGGTGAGATTACCGCAAACGGTAACAAGATTGACCCACTTGAATTCCTTAGAGTTTACATGAAAGCAGTTGACAACTTAAAAGCAGTTGCACCCATGGACGGTTTGACAGGTTCACCTTACGAATTACGTATGAGAGGTAACGGTGGTGAAGATACCAAAGTTGCACTTGTATTGATTCGTGATGAAATGAACGTGATAGGATTTGCTAAAGTCCTGCAAGATAAACAAAGGATATTCACTAGAGACCAAGTACGTATAGCATTCGATGAACAGGGTGGTATATGTGCAATCTGTAATGAAGAAATGCCTGAGTTCAACGAGGACGTACACGGAGACCATATTTTGTTATACAAAGACGGTCACCCAACGACTCAAGAAAATTGTGCCGCTGTGCACTCAACCTGTAATTGGAGAAAATAATGAAGAAATCTATCTATGAAAACAATGAAGCAGTCATGATGATTGTGGAGATAGGGCGTAACATGATTACTGCCTGTGAGAAGAACGCACTGTATTCAAATGATGATTATATGTGGAACACTGCTGTAGTAGCAGGTAACAAACTGTGCACTTTGGGTACAACTTGGGGTATCAAATCTGTCAAGGATTTGTCCAAGTCTGAATCAAAAGCAGTGCAGGACTTCCTTAAAAATAAGAAGAAAATAATGAAACTAGCTGTTGACAGTGACAGCTAGTTTTTGTTAGCCTTATAGTATGAATAAGAAAGTAATTATCTTCGATGTTGACGGAACTATTGCAGACGTTGAACATAGGAGACATTTTGTAACTCAAAAACCTGCAGACTGGAAGTCATTCAGAGCAGAGACTAGGTTTGATACTCCTGTTGAATGGGTTTGTGACATTGCAAAAAGGTTCATTGCTCAAGGTGATGACGTTGCTTTCTTTTCTGCTAGGAATGAATCAGAAAGAGAGGTTACTGAATTACAAATCAAAAAGTGGATTGGTGAAGACCACAGTGGTTTGTTCTTGAGACCTGACGGTGATTTCAGACCTGACGAAGAATTCAAATCCGACTTAGCCGATAGGTTTGAAGAGTTGGGTGGTAAAATTGACTTGGTCTTTGACGACAGAAACAAAGTCGTTGACATGTGGAGACAAAGAGGAACCACTGTTGTCCAAGTCGCAGACGGAGATTTTTAATGGAAGATAAAGTAAAAAAACTAAGTGAACTTGAAGACCTAAAGTGGGACATGGAAGCACTGGTTAGGAGAGTCAACGAAAAGACTCGACAAATAAAGTACATGGATTCCCCTTCTGAAATCTACATGAAAGTCGAGAGTTGGGCGGAAGATAACGGTATCTCAGAGGACGATATGGAGTGGAAGGTCAAAGAGGTTAGGGAAGCAGTAAACGCTCTTGAGAGCGCAATCTACGACCTTGTAGAACCCTTTGAAGACAAACTAAGGTCTATCGAGAACGAACATGACGAACTCGAAATGGAAATCGAAGACGAAAAATATGAAATGAGCGCTTGACAGTGACATGCATTTTTTGTTAGCCTATACACATGATAGAGAATAAAGGAGAAAATATGAAAGTATCTGAATTAGTTAACGAAGTAAACCAAGAACAAGAGTTGCTTCAATTGTGTGATAAACTGTGTGAGGATTTACTTAAAGTACATCTAAAACAATTCCCTACCCTTGATTGGTATGGTTATACTTACAAAGTTGCTAACAAATATATCAAAATCATTACCACTGAGTACGGTGAAAATCGTTCTGTTTGGGGATTCATAAACAAGAAAAAATTTCAGAAAGGTGCTACGGGTATCACATTTGAATGTGGTGACGTTCTAAAAGCTGCTGGTTGGAAAACACCTGCTCTAAATGCTCCGAGAGGAAACTTGTTTGAAGGGTATAACGTTTCTATTGGTAACAGAAAATATGGCCCTGATTATTTAATATAGGAGAAAGTATGGCAAATCATTGCGGAATATGTGACACTAGACGCCCTGCAACGGGCACTAACCACCTAGTTTTAGGTGACCAATGGATTGAGTTCTGCCGTCCATGTGGTGAGACGGAAATGCTCACCAATGGTGAGACGGGTGAGCAGAAATCTATCCTTGAGGTATTCTGCATGGGCGATACTAAACCTATTTGGGAAGACGAATGAATTACACGTATCTAAAAGAAATCACCGATTGGGGTGAATACAAAGTCAAGAACCACACATACATCTTCAACGAGAAGAATCAGAATGTTGGTTATATCATAACGGGAACAAAGGAAGAAATCTTCTTCAAGAAACCTTCCAAGTTGTTCTCAAAAGCTAGACGTAAGTTTATCAAGTTAAAGCGATGAACATATTCTATTTACACGAAGACCCGAAAGAGTCTGCTCAGTTGCACTGCGACAAGCACGTGGTCAAGATGATTATTGAGTATGCTCAAATGTTATCTACTGCTCACCGCATGTTGGACGGTAAAGAATATATAGATGCATCTAGTGGTAGGCGTATCAAACGTTGGCGACACCCGAACTCAAACATGGAAGGAGTCTTATACAAAGCAAGTCATATCAATCACCCTTCTGCTATATGGGTGCGAGAGAATGCAATACAGTATCAATACATGTATGATTTGTTTGTTGCATTATGTAACGAGTATACCTATCGATATGGTAAAGTCCACATGACGGACGATAAACTCAGAAGTCTACTAGACGTTATTCCTCAGAATATTAAACTAGGAACATGGAGACAACCACCACCTGCAATGCCTGATTATTGCAAACACGAAGACTCTATAATTTCCTACCATAAATACTATGCAAACGAGAAGAAAGATTTTGCAAAATGGACTCTTAGAGAGACCCCTACATTTATGGAACAATATGCCTAGATACGATTTTTACAATGAAAAGACTGGTGAGTTGATTGAATATACAATGTCATGGCGAGACCTTGACGATTTCAAACTAAATAATCCCCACCTTAAACAACAAGTATCCGCACCACGAATAGTTGGTGGTACGGGTGACCGAGTCAAGACTGATGCTGGTTTTAAGGAAGTGCTATCCAAAGTCGGTAGCAAGTTCCCCGACAGCCCGCTCGACAAACGATACAACAATCAATCTGTAAAAGATATTAAGACTAGAGATATTGTCAAAAAGCATGTAGACATACAGAACAAAAAGAAGTAAAATAATATTATGACAGAAGTGAGATTATCAACATTGGATATTACTGAACTAGAAGACCTAGACCTAAAAACTGTTACAGAGAATGGTCAACGTTTCTATACTGATACCGAAGGAACTAAAAGATATCCAAGTGTCACCACGGTTGTAGGATTGGAATCAAGGAAACATATCAAAGCGTGGCGTAAACGAATTGGTGAAGAGAAAGCAAACAGGATTACAAAGTCTGCTACTTCACGTGGAACGACCATGCACCAACACGTGGAAGATTACTTACGACAAGAAAAAGATTTTATAGAATTCGACAACCTAATACATGAGGGAATGTTCAAAGGAATACGCCCAGTGTTAGACGAGATTATCCCCTTAGCTTTAGAAGCACCCATGTATTCAGATAATCTGAAAATGGCAGGAAGGGTAGATTGTATTGGAATGTTGGACGATGTCTTATGTATAATCGACTTCAAGACTTCAAGTAAGTTCAAAGAAGATTATATGGCAAGACCATGGTTCTTACAAATGACTGCTTACGCTCTCATGGTTGAAGAACTAACAGGGAAGAAGATAGAAGAAATTGTTGCATTAGTTATGTTAGAGAATGGAACGTTTCAAATCTTTACAGCAAACCATGAAGACTACATTGACGACTTATGTGCAGTGAGACTTCAATACAAAAACTTATACGGAATATGAAAAAGAAAAACGTGCAAAATAGGAGGCAAGTTGCCTTAGATAATTTACTTAAAGTAATAGAACCCAATGACCGTCAAAAGGCCGAGATTGCAACTTTACAAGGACGGTTGAAATGATATCAAAAAAAGAATTTACAGAACAAGTAGAAGTTCTACTTAGTAAGGGTGCTAGTGTTATGGACGCAATCATTAAGGTATGCGATAACAACAAGATAGAACCCGAATCAACAAAGAGATTGCTTAGTGACCCACTCAAAGAACGGTTGGAAGCAGAAGCAAAAAAACTTAATATGGTGAATCGTGGAAGCAATTCACAGGCAAGTTTAACAACATTTTTTAAGTGAGGTAATTATGAAGAATGGAGATATAGTCACAGTCATTACTGTGAGTGGTGAATACGTAGGTAAACTTACAAACCTTGACGGTGGTAACGTATCTATTGATAAACCTAGAATGATATTACAAAACCCACAGTCAGGTGAAATGGGTTTTGCGAGAGGGATAGCAGTCACTGGTGCTGAGAATCCCGAAGAAGTTACATTTCAGAGTGTAGTATTTGTAACACCAACAAACGAACAAGTTACTAAAGCATGGCAAGAACAAACTAGTTCAATCGTAACACCAACAGGGCCTACATTAGTTAAGTGACATCTAGAGAAGGATTTGATGCATATCAGTTGTACCTTGGGATTAAATTACACTTTCATTCCAAGGACTATGACTTTGTCAAATACAACGGTGTAGTCAAAGCAGAACTACCGTCCTTCTTAAAACGTAAAGATAAATTTCACTTTGGTAAACTATCAAGAACATATAAACACGAACTCAAAGATTTCTTCATTGCAAATCTTTCTGACAAAGACTATTGGGTAGGTGACTTGTTAGATAAAGAATCAGACCGAAGATATAAGAAGTGGAAGAACAATCGACAGAAACAAGCATACCTATTCAATACAGAAGTAAGTGACCTGCTTAAAACATTTAAGATAGATACCATATTGAAAGTAACAGACGGACAACACCCAAGACTTTTAAAATCTCTTATGAGTAAAAAAGTATCTTTGGAAACAGTTTGTATCATGGACGCTATCATAGGATTCACAAAAGATTGGGAACGACTGATTGCAGAGAAGGTAGTCTATCCTGATATGCACATTAAGATTAACAAGTATAAGTCATTCATACAGTATGACCACGAAGCGTACAAACTAAAACTAATAGAACTATGCTCACAATAGTAGGAAACGGAACAAACAGAATAATGCCAACTTATGGTGAAGAT